CTGTTAAAGTGTTTTGGTCTAAGACTCCATGATTGATAAGGTCTTGACAACCATCTACTAAGTGATAATAATAGTGACTGCCATCGTGCCTTGCGTATCCATTTTCTGCATTCATAATTCCAATCATCCAATTCAACGCTCTCAATGTGTCCATGTACCCTAAATCAATAAGTTCCTTTTGTAAGTGAATAACCCTTGCTTCCTGTGCCAATCCAATCATCTCCCTCTCTTAATGTACTCTTATTATATCATTATTTGTTACTTCTGTCAACAGATTCTATGAAAAAAGGTGAGAAAAATTTTCCTCACCTTTTATTGTTTTCCTGCATGATTAATTCCACTAGCTCATGATGTTGATTGTGTCTGTAACCGTCTGGATATTCCATATTAAATTCTTCGTTGAGAGCTTCCCTTAGAAACTCGGCATCTATCTTTTTCGGCTTTCTGCATTCATAGAAAATACCTGTGGCACTTGTATCTTTTGCTTTCTTGTTTTCAACCTCTTCGAAATAGCCTAACAATGTATCACGTAAATCCAATGTGTCATGGTATTTTTGCCCTGTATAGAGACCTTTTCGATAAGATAAATACATTCCATTTTCATCGAGTTCAAACGTTCTCTTTGTATCGTCAAGTGCCACACGACTGTTTGGATTCGCTCCTGACACCTGTTTCAATCTCTTTAGGCTTCTACTGCTGAAATAAGCAACGCCATCATCTTTTAGCAATGAAGCACATGTTGAAATCACATACAACTCTAGCTTCTTAGACATTGTAGCGTTTAAAACGCTATCACACATAACAACATCATATAAACCATTATTTTTGATATTTTCCGTAATTGTCTTTATGTCTGCTAGAATTACATCTAAATCAAAGTATGTAGTTCCTTGTCGATTGTCTGCTACAATCTTGTAGAATGGTTCGTATGTATCAAAATTATATCCCTGACTCTGCCAATACTCAGGGTAAACTTTCTTCCCTGCACCAAAATCTATGTATCGCAAATCTTTACCACTTTCAAATGTGGCTCTGGCAATCTCATCGTATAGAAGACTTCGCATATTATTTCCACTGCCACCTGTGCTGACAGCACGTTTAGGTTGTACATATGTCTGTGCATAGCTCGGATAATTTAAATGGTCATAAGAATAGATTCCATACTCTCTAAAGAAGTAATCATTTATAAAATCCTCCTGTTCCTTTGTGACCTTGTAAACCGTAACAGGATATCCTATTGTCTCCATTACAGAAGCATAGTCACTATTGAAAATCACTTTCCCCTGCTCATTGATAATAACGCTTCCCCATTGTCCATGCTTGATAATACTTCTTGCAATATCTCGCCTAACCACAGGGTTTCTAAACTCTAATGTCTCAATGCTCTTTGTTGACACGCTTACAAACTCATGCATAGGAATGTCTTCAATATTATGTATAACAACCTCAGACTTATTGTGTTCTATAGAGTTAACAAGCAAGGTGAAATTAATATAATCTGACTTCGCAACCTCTGGTATTATTACCGCAGGTGCAGTTTCTACGCCTAACTTCTTCATTGTCTTTGTTCTCTGGTTTCCACTCATAAGTTCCATCTTATCATTTAATATAAGTGGTCTGATAATGCCTAGTTTCTCAATACTAACAGCTAAATCTTTTAAAGATTCCTCTGTAATTTTTCTGGCGTTATCCTTTGTAAACTTTATATCTTCAACTTTGACTTGTTTAATCTGTAGACTCTTCACTGTTAGTTTCCTCTTTCAAAAATAGATTATATACAAAGCCATAGTGGATGCCATGCTTTGCGATATGTTCATCTATCTTTGCTCTCATAAACTGATATTCCTCATCTGTCAAAGGAATCTTAGTCTTGTCAATAGAGAGGTATTTAACAACCTTGCCAAATTTCTCATCTTTATCAACTTTAAGCTCAATCTTCATTCTAGCACCTCATCTAATACAGACAGGGCATAAGCCCTGCCTTCTTACTCTACTATCTTATAATCTTCTAACATTATCTGATTAGTGATTACCTTCTTCTTCAAACCAAAGTTATAAAATTCATTGACATTTAACTGTCCAACCGCATCAATTGTGTCAAAGTAACCCAATTCAGAAGCGTAGTTTTCATTAACTCTAAACTTGATTAACTCCATCTCATCGAATGTTTTTATTTTTACAGTCTCCATAGTCTTGCCAATGCAAGAGGATTCTTCAACTGTAATTCCATTAACCCTTGTCACAATCTTAGGGAATCCATTTCCTACAAGTAGATTAAATTTCTCAATAGCTTTTATGTATTCTGGCACTTCATCGGCAGTAATCTCAAAATCATAGATGACAGTAGGCTCTTTATCTTCAAGTTCTGGAAAGTTGAAGTCAATAAACTTTTCAAGTTCTGGCAGTAACTCTTCCTTCATTACAATACCGCCTGCCCCTTCATGCCCCATTGCTTCAATTTCACCTTGAAATTCATTTAGGAAACTCTTAAACTTAAAGTTGTTGTATGAGCGAAAGCTACCACTAATAGTTCCATTATGTAAGCGCCCAACAATTACAGGTCGTTTGTAAACGTCTGATAATTGCTGTGCAACAATTCCGTTAAAACCCTTGCTAGATTGTTCGTCTAGTACGATAAGGACTTTTTCATTTGACTTAACTTTAGTCATATATTGCTCGACAATTTCCTTCTGTTTCTCTTTACGTGCTTCGTTGATTTTCTGCATCTTTAGTCGAAGCTTTTTACAGATGGTGTCATCATCTTCTAGTAAAATATCCATTGCTAATTTAATCTCATCCATACGTGCTACACCATTAATTAACGGTGCAATCGTAAATCCAATAGCGTTGCAGTTAATCTTGAATAGGTCAACCTTACCGCCTTTTAGGATTCGAAGAAGACCTGCGTTTTTAATGTTTCTCAAACCATGCATAATCATATAACGATTCTCATAAACATCAATTCTCATTACGTCTGCGTACATTCCTACTGCTACTAAATCCATGTATTGGAATGGGTCAACTTCGCCTAATGTATCCTCCATTACTTGAAGTGTTTTGAACACTACTCCTGCACCTGAGAGGAATTTATTTGGGTATTCGCAACCTTCTTGCTGTGGATTTACTAGGATGCAATGTGGGTTTTCTTTTTCAATTTCGTGGTGGTCTAATATAATGATGTCACATTTAAAATTGTCAATGATTGCCTTACATGTTTCAGTTTCATTAGATGAAGAGTCGATGAGGATTAGAAGGTCTGCTTTCTTTACCTTTTCAAGATTTTCTCTGCTTCTCTTCAATCTCTCAGCACTCTTCTCTTCATCTAATCCTTTAATTCTTAACTGCTCTTTAATACCATGACCATCATTACGCTCACCATAGATATAATCTACATTTTGAGTGTAATTTTTAAGATATCGTAACATTACGGTTGTTGCTGTAATTCCATCTGCATCGGGGTCATATGAAACTACGATTCTCTCATTGGTCTTAATTGCTCTGATTATCCTGTTACTGGCTATTTCGATGTTTTTCATCAGATAAGGGTCAAACATCTCATTTTGTGTAGGGTTTAAAAATCTGCCAACATCTTTAATACCTCTAATTTTAGCAATCTTTTCTTCTGCCGAATCATCCTGTCTGACTGCTACCTTTGGCTTTCTGGCTATCCATTTCATAAATACTTGCACCTTCTTCTTCTAAATGATGGTCTTCTTGGGAGATTGTTAAGTTTATGTTTGCCATCTCTTGATAGCCTTTTGCCATTTCCATGTATTTCTTAGCTTGCTCAACGGCTTCGATGTAGTCTGCAAAGGCTTTTACAAAAGCGTAGTCATCTATATCTTTCATTACAGAAGATTCTATGAAGTCAGTAATCTCAGTTAATTCTTCCTCTGTGTACTTTGTCAGTAGGGCAGGAAGCAACAACTCATTCTTTCCTAAATCGTCTAAGGCTTTAATAGATACGACTAACTTATAGGCAGTTTCGAGCAATTGTTGTTTCATGTTCACATTTCCCCTTTGTATATCATTATTTTTTACTTCTGTGTTTTAGCTATATGCTAACTTATATTAATATTATATCATTATTTTTTGCATAAGTCAACCTGATATGACATATAATTGTAAATTGGGCGATATCACTATTTAATGATATCATCTTTCTTGACAACTCTTTGATGCTCATGCGCAAACGGGCAACCTTTGGCGGTTTTACCTCTCATGTAATACTGATTGCTCTTGCCCGTTCTTGATTCTTCTCCCCTAACCTTTTCAAAAGTGACCATGTTCTTCTTATTTTCAATCACTTCATCACTGTCATAAGATACTTCAACTCTGTACTTTTCAATAAAGAATCTCGGAATTGGTGCAAAGGCGACCAATAATTCACCTTTCTTAATATAGACTTTCTCATAAGGTTTTGTGAGCTTTAAATTAAAGCTAAAAGTTCCTTCAAGATTGTCTGTTTCAACAATCCCTTCTAGCCATGACAATCCATGCTTAGGATTGTTGGAAGGTGCTTTAACCCATGTGTTAATCAATGGAGAGGTTTTTAGATTAAACCTTGGATAAAAGGTTATTATCCCTCTGCCGAATGAGCTATTAGGGTATAGAGGGCTTCTATTGTATTCTTCATCCGACACATTGAATACCTCAAACTTTAAATCCTCCCTGTCTTCACCGCCATTCCATTCAATCCACATATCATAAGGAGATTTAAAAGCAAATCCATACTGATTAGCGATGGAAAGTGGTAAACAACGATACATATGATTGTCAAACCAATCTCTCTTTAAATCTAATGATATAAGTGTTGAGAAATCAATGCTCTGGCTATGCGGTATAATTTTTATCCTGTTTTCATCTGTTTTTATCATAAACATCACTCCCCTCAGATTTTTATTGGGTAGATATTGTTGCCAACTAGATGATTCCATTTCTCAATTCCTTCATCAATTGGAGAATCTTTTCCACTCAAAATATTATCAACATCAAACATTCCATAAATTTTTCGACCTTCAAATAATTTCGCCTGCGTCTTGATATCTTCTATGTCAATCCCTTTGTCATAGCAAAGGACAATCTCGATATCTAATCCTAACTGCTTAATTATATCTGCCTGTTCAAACGATATGTCAGAAGCTCCAATAGCTAATGTGTTGTAAATCCCGTACTCAAATGCTTTCATGCATGATTTTTCAGACTCAAAAATATAAACTTTTTTAGCTTCTAAGATATAAGGAAGAGCAAAATGAAGATTAAACCATTCATATCTATTGTTGCAACGATATATGTAAAGGTATTTTCGATCAGGGTCATCTTCATTCTTCATAATTCTTCCCTTGACACCTACTAGCTGTCCAAATCTGTTTCTTAGCGGAAATACAACCCTCTTGCTATCTAAGTCAAATCCGACTCCATACATTGCCTGAGTGCTATAAGATATCCCTTCATCAATCCATTCTCTCCAAGGTAGAGGTCTTCCTTGAAAATAAAACTCATCCATGACCTCTTCTGGCAAAACAGGATTAGGTATAATCTCTCTCTTCTTTCTTTCTGTTCCAAGCAAAGCTTTTAAAGGTGCTACATAATCCTTCTTCGTCTTATGCTGTCCACCCTTTAAAAACTCTGTCCATCCTAACGTTTCGCAAATAAACTTTTTTGCATTGCTTAAATTATCATTTAATTCTTTTTCTGTTCGCTTCTCATGTTCTAAGAAGGAGACAAGATGATATATGTCTCCACCCTTAAAACCTACGGGTGTTCGGATTGACGATGTAAGATTGTCAGTGAGTTTTACCTGCACCGCCCTCTTATTGTTGCTGTGAAAGCGCTCTGGAAGCTGTGCTTCTACACGTCCACCGCTATAGCCTATGTATTCGCAACCTAACGCCCTGAGAATGTCTTCAATCCTGTCTTCGTCTAACAACTTTCTTTTAATGGCTTTAAGGTCAGACATGTAGAATCACCTACCTTCCGCTCTTGTCGTTTGCTACGAAGCACCAACCGACTTCTTTAAAGTGGTTAGAGTCAAATCTTGGCTCTAAAACTAGCACAGGTTGACCTGTGTCATTATCTTTTCCAAATCGATTCTTAGGAGTAAACCATAAGTAGTACACTTTGCCTTGCTCTAGGAAGAAGAAATCTTTTTCCCATTCGCCCGTTAGCTCATTCTTTTTGTTTCTCCAACATTTCAGCTCTTTCTTACCACTCTTGTACTCATCACTCCAAGCAACCCTAAACATATACATAACAGATGCTTCGTTCTTAGAAGCTTTACCTTCTCCAATAGCTTCAAAGTCTAGGTATCTATTTTTAATTGCGCCATCTGCCAACTGGAAAGTTACAACTGTACGAAGATTCATACCACCTGCATTTTTACGTGTCCAACGGTAGATTGTCTTCATATCTTCTACGAATATCTCCCAACGCACATCATGCTTAGAGTTGTCTGATACTTTGTGAGTATCGATTAGCAAGTTGTGGTATCCACGATTAGCCCAAAATCTAACGATTTTTTCAAGGTCGCTAATAACATATTTTTCCATAAAGATTACTTTAATCAAGGCATCTTGACCATTCATCAGCTCATGCATTCTCTCAAATGCTTGGCGAATCTTCGCTTCATCTTCTGGTTTTAATTGTCCATTGACCATTCTCTTTCTGTCGAAGCCTGTATGAAACTCATGATACAAGATTGTCAGTACAATTTTTTGCCTAAATGCTTGTGCATCTTCCTCATTAAGTACAACAATAGTCTTTTCGCCATTCTGTACACACGACATAATATATTTCTCTGCTGTAATAGATGATTTACCTGTACCACCAAAGCCACCAATCATAGTAACATGTCCTCTTGGTACACCCTGAGATATGCTGTTTAGAAGGTTGCTATTGTAATAAGGTATTACATCTGCCGATTCTTCTTTTAGTTTTTTGATAAACTCATCGGCTTCTATGTATAGATTTTCAGCTTCATATCGATTAATACTGCTAAGACCGATTTGATTCATTTTGTCTTGCCAATACATCGTTAACTGTTCTCTACTCATCGCTTCAAAGTTGTACTTATTTTTCTTGATGAGCACCTTGTCGCCAAACAGTAAGTAAAGCTGTCTAACTGTGTAATTCTTTTTGATTGTTTCATAGTAATAATCTATGTTGTCGCTGTGAGCTTTAACGATATTAACTGCATCGTCCACAACTCTAATTCCACCATATTCGGTGAAGTCCTTTTCGACATTCCACTCTTTGACATACTTCTGTACTGTGATTGTATCAAAGTTCTTAATGCCCTCTGAATACATTCTTCGACCTAACTCATAATAGAATCCCCATACATCATGAAAAAACTCATCCTGCGCTATGCCATCATGATATTCGCCATAGCCTTCAAAGGGGTTAGCCCAAAGCAAACCCACAAAGTAAGCTTCATTAATTTCAGCACTTCTTTTTATTTTTTCGACTGCCTTTTTTGCTAAGTCTTTGCTAGTATCTACTGCCATACTTACACCTCTTAATCATCTAAAAAGTCTGTGATATCTACGTTGGATTTATCTTTCTTCTTAAAGCTACTTACAAACTCATGCTCATCATCCTTGACTGATTCGATATGCTTCTCTGCCATCATCTGCTGTTTCTCTCTGTTCTTTCTTCTCTCTTCGACTACAGAAAGTTTGTCACAAACTATCGCCAAGCCATATCTCAAAGCGTTTGTAAATCCGTTGAAAGACTTTTTAGCGTTCCAATACTCAATTGTGTCAGAGCAATAGTTAAACGTTTCAGCTATCAAATCGTATGTATAACCTTTTTTGTATTTGTAGTCATACTTTCCAAAAAACTTAGTTCCGTTTCTTAAATCCTGCAAGAATGGATAAGCGCTATTTGGAATAGATTTGACTCCATAAATCTCCATGATAACCTCAACTAATTTGTCAAGCTCTTTTCTTTCCTGTTCCTTAAATTCCTTGTCTTTAAGAAATTCTAGATGACAATGCTTGTGATAGAATTTGTTGACAGGCTTTTTCTCTCCTACAACTTCAACAACCATTTCATCTTTATGAGTGTCGTCAACTTTACACCATTGACATTTTCGTGTTAGCTTTGCCACTATGTATCACTCCTTATAATAATATACCATTATTTTTGATATCTATTTTAAATAAAAACTAGCGCGATAAATCCGATTATGTATGCGGTCTTCAAAGGTAATGCCATTTTAGCAAATGTTTGTTTAGGAAAGACTTTATTTTTCAATGCATCTAACCCATTCTTGACAATTATAGAATTAAGAAGTACAATCACTCCTGCCAATACAAACATAATTGGATTCGAAGCAATAATTGCAGTGATAGAATAAAATAGGAAGTGGAAAAATGTAGTTACTCCAAACGATACTCCCATTAGCCCATCTGTCATCTTCTTGCCTTGCTCTGAATTGTGTACCATCTCCATAGCTTCCATATACTTCTGTTCTTGCTCTTTCTTTTTCTTCTTGCTTGTGAAGAATAGATTTTTATAAGCCTTTAAGTTAAAGAATAAAGCTCCTGCTACAACTAGCAATCCTAAAATGTTCATAATATCATCCACCTTTTCTTTATTATAATAATAGTATATCATTATTTTTTATAGTTGTCAACAACTATTTAGAACAAAAGACCGTTTTATACGGTCTTTATATAAGATTTAGTCGAATCCTGTTCAATAAACTCTTTAACCATTGCGGTTGCAATGTTGAAGTCTGAATATTGTGTATCTAAGACTAACTTTTGCTTAGGTCTAAAATTACCGTAAAAGACTTTTATGTATTCTTCTAAAATACTATCAATATGTCTGATTCCGACCATATCATCTCCACGATTCAGCATGCGATGCGTAATTACTCCGCTCTGTGCATGCAAGTATATCACTAAGGCTGTTTTATCCAATTTTTCAACTAACAAATCATATTGTTCTGGTGACATCATAGGATAGTTAAATAGTTTCCCATAGACAAGATTTGAGTAAAAAAACCTATCAATAATAATATTCTCTCTATCTAATAATTCAATCATATGCTTAAACATTCCATCTGCGCCTAGCTCTGAAATTTCAAAGCTACTTCCTTTGACGACTTCAAACCCTGTTTTATCTGCCAACATCTCAGCGAATGTAGTTTTACCTACGCAATCGCACCCTTCTAAAACAATAATCATTAAAATTCCTCTTTCTACTTTAAAATAGTAACAGTTGCATTCTGTCTACCAAAACTGACAGCTTCGCTATGTGTAGCCATTAAGATATCAATTCTTCCACCTTTAATGTCTCCACCTGTATCTTCTGCTACAGCATAAAACGTTTCACCGCTAGGAAGTGATACTTTGACCTTAGAGTGTAATGGTATTACCGATGGGTCTACAGCGATGATTTTTTTGCTTGCAGTATTCATAACATTTAATCCTGTTGCAGTAATACCTGTGCAACCTGTGTCGCATAGCGCGATATATGCTGTCGCTACAACGTTAACTGTTTTATGTGCATTCACCTTGCCACGACTAACCATTGGCTGTCGTTGCACACCACTTCCTTTCTTCTTTTTCTTAAAATTTGCAATTTCCTCTTTGAGCTTTTTATTCTCTTCTTTAAGCTTTTTCGACTCTTCTTCTTGCTTATTGATTTGAAGTTTCTGCTCATCGATAACCTGTGTACGAGCCTTCAATTCAGTATCCCTATTTACAATAACATTCTCTAGGTTGGCTATCTTGGTAGATTTCTGTTCAATCTGTTCATGCTGTTCGATAATCACCTTTTTTAGTTCTTGGCTAAAGTCATATGACGTAGCCCACCCACCTATTAATATAACGACTGAAAGAATCAGTCCTTTTATAATGTTGTTTTTCATAATATCACTCCTAGAATCGTTACTCTAGAGTGTTATTGCAAGGATAAAAGAGAAGGTTAGGAGATTTCTCTCCCAACCTATTTAATTATGTATTAAGCTTTACTTTGTACAAACTCCAACGCCTTAGCTAATGCTTCTGCATCCTCAGATTTGCGGTAATCCATATCTCCAAGATTCTCTTTGAAGTATAGTGCGCACTCTTTCTTTACAGGTGCAGGAAGTCCACCGATGATTTCAGCGATTGCTGAGATAGATTCGTCAGCAGTTTTTGCGCCCTTTTGAGATTCAACAAACTCATTTGCCTTAGCTTCTTTCTTAGCGTTTTGCTCTTCCTTAGCTTTCTCTACTGCCTTTGTGTCGCCATCGTATTCAGCAAGAATTGCATCTTCTACAGTGCTGATAAACTCTGCAAAGCCATATTCGATACGGTTAGGTACATGCTTGAATCGGCTACCTGCTTCCAGACCAGAGTCACCTCTGAAATAGATGTAGCGCTTATCTACTGCAACACCTTTAACAAGCTCTTTGCCTAGTTCAACGAATACGATAAAGTCAACTTGATTAAGGATTAAATCACGTACACGACCACTTAGAGAAAGTGTAGTCTTGTCGTATTTTAAGCCTTCACGTGTTTCGAATTGCTTATCCTTATCATGAGTGATATAGATAAGAGTAAAGCCTGCTTTATCTAGCTTCTGTAGCTGTTCAGCGATTGTATTATCCAATAGCTCATAACCCTTACCGTATGCTAGGTCATTAATAGCTTCAAGCTTCTTACCTGCCTTACGACTTTGAGTTTTTAATACATGCTTTGTAGCCATTTTCGCCATTTCGTCAACTGTATCGAATGCTAAAATCTTGAATGGAATTTCATCCTTTTCAGCAATTAGGTCATCAACCAATTCTTCAAATTCAGTCCATTCAGTAATGTCCTCTGCATAGATACCATCTAAGGCGTTATAACCTTTTTCAAATGCGATTAACAAAAGTTTTGACAAATCGCCATCGTACTTTTCTTTTACGATACCATGTACAAGAGAAGTCTTACCTGCCTTTGGGCGACCTGCGATAACGTATTTGTAATTAAATGCATCTGCAACAACCTTGTGTGGTACTAACTTTTTGAAACGTGACATAATTCTGTTTCCCCTTTTCTCTCAATAAATTTGAGAGAAGGGGGCTTTCTTCCCTGCTGTTTTAAAGCCCCTATGTTTTACATGTTCTTTTCAAGCAACTTTTAGTGCTTGCTGTTATACGATATATTTACATTATATCATTATTTTTGCTTTTTGTCAAGTGTATTAAATCAGAAAGGGAGGTCGTCATCTGAGATTTCGATTTGTCCATCTGTGTCAAAAGGATTAGCGCCCTTCTTCTTGGTTTTTCCACCAAACTCATCCATGCCTTTATTGTCATCGATAAGGTCATTCTTGACAAAATCATCCTCAGTATATACACCTTTTTCCCAACCGTCTACACCATGAATCTGCATTTCAGTTACATATGTACGTGAAGTAAATTTCTGTGCATGCTTCGGCTTAGATTTGCCACCGAAGTCAGCAAATAAATCATCCTTGTCAGACTCATCGTCGTCAACCTCTTCGATGATAACGCGATTCAGTGTGTCACCGTAAACTGTGATTACATCTCCAAATTTAACTTTATCTTTCAGTGTGCTTGCTAATTTAACCATTCCTGCATCGTTGTTACCTTCATCGTCTTTGAATTTGACAATCATCTGAGTGTCATGGAAATTCTCCATAAAGTCGATTGTACGACCTGTCACGTAAGCTTTTCCTTCTTTCTTATCGATGTCAATATCAACATAAACCATTTCTTGCTCAAAGTATGTAACTTCTTCAAAATCTTCTGCTTGAAAGTCTACGGCATCTTTAAGTTTGAAAACTTTTTTGATAGTGTAATTCTTTTGCTCAACCATTTCATCATTACGATTCTTGTATTTGCTGTATCGAATTTCACCTTCAACAACTACTGAATCGCCATTGTGCAGGTTGTTGTAAATCTCTTGTGAAGCAACAAAGCTAGGTAGTCCTTTAGATTGTACTTTTCCATCTTCACCATATGTAAGTCCTACTCTTGTTTGAAGTACAGCGTATCCTTGTTCACGAAGCTCATCTTGTTGTTCTTCCCATGTTCCAAAAGGAATGCGGTCGCCTTTATAATCTTTATCAGCTTTTTTCTTTTCGCTGTTCCACATGAATACCTCAGTTGGCTCATAGTCAAACATGGAAACTGTGATTTCGTTTGTCTCAGAAGTTTTAACTCCAAAGCGCAAGCTTCGATATGTTTCGCCTTCGCGCTTGCTACCCTGTGTCTGCATGACTTCCTCTTTGAAAGCACCATCCTTGTCAATGCGCGTTACCTTTCCGATAACCTTAAAGCTGTTCTTAGTTTGTGTAAGTTTTGCCATCTTGCAAATTCCTCCAATATGTTATTATTTGTTGTACTTCTATGGTGAAGGGAAGTTTTTTTGTATACTTCCCTCATCAACATAATTAATTATATCATAATTATTTACTCTTGTCAACTGCTTATAATACGTTCTTCAAAACATTTCTGTTCGGGTTTTTCTTGAAGTCTAAAAACAGCGCTTGAAGAGTCGTTTTTCCATTGGCGATAGCATCAGTAACAAGCTTCATATCTCTATCAGTAAAAGATTGATAGAATGTTGATTCAAAAGCTTCAACTAGATTTGTATCGCACTTCTTTATGAAGTTGATAAGGGTTATGTCAGAATCTCTAATCTTTTTCTCTCTATAGTCCAATAGGTCATCGGCAACATATCTGTTTCTACCATAGAAATCTATGTAGAATGCTTTGCAATCTTCCTCTGTTCTAAGCACTCCCTTTGCGATTGATTCTGGCAAAGACAATGCTTCAATAAAATTTTCGATTTTGTTTAAAGTGTTTGTAGACAAATTAACCTCTCCGCTTCGCTAGTAAATTTTTCATTGCAGTTATATTACTACTTTATTACATAAAAGTTCCCGTTTTGGGCATAAGGGATAAAATTTAATGGGATTCATCTTCAAGTTCAAGCTGTTTTTGCTTCCGCTTGATTTCGGAAATGTCCCATCCTGCGTCAATAACATTTAAGTAAAACAATTCTTTTGATCGAGTGTCGTCATAATTTTTATGATAATTCGCTCTCCATTCAGAAGGTGTCTTAATCTTAAAGTTATTCCCATCATTCTCGATAACATTCATTTCAACTAATTTGTCCAATTCTTCACGCACCTTCGTCTTACTAACACCGCAAAGTTCAAAATCTGATAGCTGTGGTATCAAAGCTGTTTCTTTACCGTATGCGAAGCTGAAAGTTTGTATAAAAAGAAGAATGTTTAATTGGCGTTTCGTAAAGTCTCTTTTTAGGAAGTCAGCCCTGATAAGCATTTCCTTCATAACTACATCTGTATCACGATTTTTGTAATACTCATCGATTACTCCTTTATAAAGTTGGAGTGCTCTACGTTCAAGCCATTTTGCATAGGGCATATTGCCTGCTCCCTTCGATATGTATAATATACCACGAATATCCGTTCTTGTCTAATGTTTTTTTCAAATATTTTTCAAATATAGGTTTTAATAGGAAAGAGAGGGGAATACAATGTATTTACCCCTATTTTTGGTATTTCTCCTTCCATTTCTCCTTAGCCTTCTTGACCTTTTCAACATCTACGTCTACTACTTCAAAAATTTCCATATAATTTACGTTTAATATATCAGCTATTGCGTGTGCATATAATAATTTCCATGTCGACCTATTGCTCATAAGACTCATAAAACCTTTATAAGATAAATCTAATCCATATTTCTCAGCTATGCGTTCATGTAGTTCTATATATTCCATACCTTTATTATCAAGTATTTTCTTTAGCTTGTCTTTGTTTAAAAGCATTTCCTTTTCATGAATAGTTGGTGTACGCTGTATTTTAACTGTTCCTGCCATCCTTTCCCATTCCCTTCTCGTCTAGTTGCGGATATGTTTTCAGAATATTTTCGACTGTTAGGAATCCTTTAAGATTATGATAAGACTTCACGCCAAAACGGTCTGCGACCATCTTCATATCATCAAGCGACAATTCTTCATCTTGAATCAATTGGCTTGCATAGTGCATCATACCGCTACGCTGAATAAGTTTAGATGTAAAATCTTCAATTCCAAATACGTCTGCTAGCATTTGTATTCTTCTATAAACCACAAACTTATCTACAGGATAATTAAAGTTCTCTGTCTTTGTGATTGAAGACCTAACTACATAATCATTATTTACTAATTCTAAATTCCCTATGCTTCTATTTCCATGACCTTCTCCTACTTCGCCATTGCGTTTAACATAGGTCTTCTTATTGATTGCACCTTCGATTAAATCAAAAACGTGCTCATCTTCAACGTCAATATATCTCTCTGTAAATTTAATTGGCAATCCCGTATCCTTATCTTCTTTTAAAGTATTCACTAATCTAATTCTTTTGTTATCCCTGTCAACATCTCCCTTTTTTAAATTTCTAATCTCAGACATTTGTTTTCCACCCACACCTATAAATAGAAGCCTTATTATAACAGCATCTTGATAGTTCTCACAGCGGTCTTCATATCTCCGTATTTGCTTTTCTGTAAAATAAACCTCTTTATTAGTAAGGTATTTAACAAAGTCATCAGGCTTTAATTCAGCCAATGGGTTAATTCTAGATAGTCCTTTTTGCACACTCCAATTGAGGTAACTAGATATGATTCTGGCATACGCTTCAACTGTGTTGCGATTATTGGCTTGTAAGCCGAACAGTACTGCTTCTAATTCTTCTAATGTAAATTGATTTAAATCTTTGTCAAGCCCTTTCTCGGATTTTCCTGCAATGCCCAAAATCCTCTCATAACTTTTTGATGTTTCTTCTGATATAACTCTCCCTGTAACCATTTCATCTAAGAACCTTTTTTTATCCTTAGTATTAAATAAGGGATTATTTGTCTCACTTGTCATAGCTATCACCATTTTTTCCACCACTCCTGTTATGTTTATGTTTGTATATCCTCTTCATTATACCCTGTTTTTAGTAATTTATTCCTCTTTTTTGCAATTTTTTTAAAATATTCTCTACAAAGATGTTTTTGAAGGGGATAATAGTTGGATAAAACGTCACTTTTATACATTTAACAGGGGTGACGAAAGAGTGTCTTTAGACACCCTTTTCTCCTTGTCAGATTTTTGAGCTAATTTTTATGACTAGATAAACCAACGCAACCGCCATCGGAAATAGAGTAAACCACGCTA